TTCGCCCGCATCAGGTTAGCGGCCAGAACGCGGTCATCGCGTCGTCCTACGCGAAGCTCGGGCCGTTCAAGTTCGTGCCGACGCAGCGATCGCAGGAAGGGCAGCGGGTGCAGACCGACCCGGGCTCACCGCAGGCGTTTTTCAAGAAAGCACCGCGTGGAGCGAGCGTGATCCGCATCCCGGCGATGCAGCCGGGCGGGCAGTCGGGCCGACCGCCGCTCGCGGCGGCGTGGGCTGACACGAAGACGACCGTGGCCGAGATCCTCCAGCGGGAACTGCGGATCTCGATCTCGCAGGCGCTGGCGGCACTGACGCAATCGGCACGCGGGAGCGTAGAGCTATGAGCGTAAAAAGCCCCGAAAAAACCGTCGCCGACGCGCTCCTCGCCGACCCGGACGTGGCGGCGATCGTGGGCGACCGCATCTACCCGGTCCTCGCCCCGGAGACGGCGTCGCTGCCGTTCGCGACGTGGCGTCGTCAGGCGGTCCAGCGGGAGTCGAGCCTGTCGGGGCCGATCGGTATGCCGGTCGTCACGCTGGCTATCGAGCTCTACGCGGCGACGTACTACATGGCCCGGGAACTCGCGGATCGGTGCCGTCGGAAACTGGATGGGTGGCATACCGACGTGGGATCATCAGTGAGCGTCCGACACGTCGAGTTGCAGAACGAGTCGGACGGGTTCGTACAGCTTGCCGGTGGTGACCTGCCGCCGGTCTACGCGGTTACCCAGACGTACACGATCCTCTGGCAGGAGATATGAGCGATGTCGCAGTCCACGCCGCATGATGGTGCCGGAACGGTCCTCAACCTGTTCGGCACGATCTACACGGTCACGAATATCGTGATCAGCACTACGAACCCCGGCGACGCCGAGGGTGCGACGATCACGATCGGTCATCTCGGTCAGACGACCGGCGAGACGCTCGCGACGATGGACGCTCCGCTTGTGGTGCCCGCCGACGACGGCGGCACCGGTCGTCAGGTCACGTTCGACTACCTCGGCACCTCGATCATCTACGATCGCACGACCGGCACCTGCACCATCACGACCGGCGGCACGACGCTCATCAACGGCAAGGCCGCCACGGTGCAGAGCTCGACGCTGACGCTCGCGACGAACGACGCGATCCGTGGGCAGGCGACGATCGCTATCGCTCGGTGAGCATGACGGAGGTCATCCGTCATGGCGATCCGGGTATCGGGCGTGTCGGTCACGTGGGGCGGTAGCGCCGTCGAGGAGATCTCGGACGCTACGCTCGCCCTCCAGCGTGGCGCTCCTGCGGCACGCACGGCGAAATGGACGCTCGACCTCGGTGAGGTCACGCTCTCCGCGTTCACTCGTGCCGCGCTGCCAGACAGCGACTACGGGCAGCGTCGTCGCCTGACGATCACGGCTCAGAACGACCAAGGCACGGCGACGGCGAGCACGTTCACGGTGTTCGACGCGGACTGTGTCTACCTCGGTCCCGAGATTCGCGGTCAGGTGAACAACGTCTGGCGGTTTGACCACCAGTTCAAAGTCATGGATACGGTCGGCGGTTCGACCGCGTATCCAGCGTGAGGCATGCGATGGCGACTCTGACTCTCGACCAGATTCTCGCGGCGAACGACATGGGCCTGCTCGGCCCGATCAACGTCCCCGAGTGGGGCGGCGACGTGTACATCCGCGTGATGAGCGTGGGCGAGCGTGACAGCTATGAGCGGAAATGGATTGGCAAGAGGGAGACCGGCATCGAGAACTTCCGTGCGGAGTACCTGTCGCGGTGTCTCTGCGATGACAAGGGCGCTCTCCTGTTCACACGCGACAAGGTCGATTTGCTCGCGAGCAAGAGCGGTGCGGTCGTCTCGCGTCTCTTCGACCAAGCTCTCAAGCACAACAACATGACCTCGGAGGACGTGGAGCAGCTCGCAAAAAACTAAATGCCTCGCCGTCGCGGCGGTATCTGTTCGCGTTGGCGGGGCATCTGGGCATGACGGTGCGTGAGCTCTGCGAGCGGATGGACTCTCGCGAGCTCTCGGAGTGGATGGCGTACACGCGTTATTTCGTGGCGCTGCCCGACCCGTGGCTCCAGACCGGACTGCTCGCGTCGATTGCGACCGCTCCTTACACCGACCCGAAGCGAGGCAAACCACCGACGGCGACTGACTACGTGCCGACGCTCCAGGCACCGCAGCACGCGGAGCAGGACCGAGCGGCGATTGAGAGGCTACGGGCTGAACTGGGGATCGTTGACTGATGGCGAACGTACTCGGACTCGCACTCAAGATTTCGGCCGACGCGTCGCAGTTGAAGCTGACGCCGGTTGAGCGTGCGCTTCAGACGCTCGGTGCCGAGGCGGCGAAGGTCACGAGCATCTTCAATCAGTTCACGAGCGGCAGTGCGGCGGCTCAGCGTTTGCAGCAGCAGTTCGCGTCCGACCTCGCTTTTCTCAACGCTGCACTGAAGACCGGGCAGATCACGGCCCAGCAGTTCGCCGAGGAGTTCGCGAACCTCGCCGAGGCTGCACAGGGCGAGGCCGACGCACTGCGTGAGGCGGCTCGGATCACCGAGTCCGTGCGGTCCCCGCTCGAGCGATTCACTCAGACGGCGGGCACGCTGCAATCGCAACTCGACGCCGGGCGGATCACGCAGGAGACGTACAACCGGGCGCTAGAGCAGGCGGCGAAAGGACTCTCGGACGCCGAGCGTGCTGCGGCTGGGCTTGCTGCTCGCACGAACGACATCAGTGACGCGGGCAGAACATCGACGCTCCAGTTCAACGAGCTCAGCGGCATCTTCGCCGTACTTCCCGGCCCGCTCGGCAACATCGCCGGGCGTCTCTCTGGCATCACCAGCGCGAGCGAGGGGCTATCCCGCGTGTTCTCTGGCGGGCTTTCGCAAGGCGTGTCGTCGATCGCCACGTCGTTCACGTCGCTCCTCACGCCTACGAACCTCGCGGTGGCTGGCATTGCTGCACTGGGTGCCGCATCGACGGCTGTCGTGCAAGGGCTTGCATCGCTCGAAGACCGTGTCGAGCGTCTCGGCAACCTCGCGAACCAGTTGGGCGTCTCGTTCGGGTTCGTTCAGGACTTAGAGGAGGCAGGCAACCGCACGGGCGTGTCCGTCGAGCAACTTGAAGGCTCGTTCGCCCGGCTCCAGAACACGCTGGCCTCCGGCGGCGAGGAGTCGAAGAAGGCTACCGAAGCACTCGGTCGTCTCGGGATTGCGGCTGGCGACCTCGCCAATCTCTCGCAAGAGGATCAGATTCGCCTATTTGGCGAGCGGATCGCAGCGATTCAAGATCCCGCCGAGCGCTCCGCTGCCGCGATTGCGCTGTTCGGTCGCTCGGGCGTGCAGTTGTTGCCGTTCTTCAACAACCTGACCACCGCAGCCGACGACGTAGAGCGGTTCAACGCTCGGCTCTCAGACATCGACCGTGTTCGTGTGGACGAGCTCGGCACGGCGTTCGACGGCGTGAACGTCGCGCTTCGCGGATTCGGACAGGAACTCCTCACACCGTTCATCGGCATCACGCGGAGCATCAGCGAGGGACTGTCGCCCGCACTAACGACGCTCGGGCAGAACATCGGCTCGGTCTTTGACGCACTGTCGCCCGTGACCAGCGCGATCGGTGGCGTCGTCAACATCGTTCTTCAACTCGGCGCGACGGTCGGTCGCATCGTTGGCACGGTGCTCGAGCCGTTTGCTGCGGTTGGGCGTCTTATTTCTGGTGCGTTCGACGCCGTCAGCCAGACGTTCACCGTCGCGTTCTCCGCGATCAATCGCGTCGTCGATTCGGTGCGTGGCTTCCTCCAGTTCTCAGCCCCGATCGCCGCTATCGGCAACGTGTTCTCTGGCGTCGCGGCGACGATCTCGAACACGCTCGCCCCGGTGTTTGAGCGGCTTTCCGAGATTGGCACTCGCGTCTCAGCGATCCTCACGGCGGCATTCGACCGCCTCTCGTCGTTCTTCGCAGCGTTCGCCAACTCATTCGTGCAGCGTGTCGTGCAGATCACGACCACGCTCTTAGAGGTGACCGGAATCAGCGATACCGTCACGGCGGTCGCAGACGCCATCGGCCGAGCATTCGGCTCCGCATGGGAAATCATTCAAGGCGTCGCCGGAACGATCGGCGGGTTGATCGAGCGGGTGCTGGCGTTCGCGGAGGACTGGCTCGGAATCGTGCCGACGATTGAGGAGCCCGTGCAGGCGACGATCGAAGTGAACACAGGGGACGCGATCGCGGAGCTCATCGCAGAGAACAAGGAACTCGGCAAGCTCATCGACGGCATCACGGAGAGCGTCAGCGACGCCGCGACTCAATCCGCAAGTTTTGGTCAGGCAGGTTTTGATGCAGCGCTGCGTTTCCAGACCGCAATTGAAGAATTGAAGGACGGACTCGGACGAGGATTGTTCAACGAAGCGACGTTCAAGGCCGAAGCTGAGCGGGCAAGAACTGCCTTCAAGACAGAGATCGACCGAATTGAGCAAGAGAACGAACTGGACATCAAGATTCGCGAGGATGCCCAAAAGACGCTTGCCGGTCTGAACGAGGCGATAAGCAAGGCTATCGGTGAGGCGAAAGAATTCGGCGATGCGGGATTTGATGCGGCGCTCAAGTTTCAGCAACAAGTGGAGCCGTTGCGTGAACAGTTTGATCGCGGCATCATCAATGAGACGGCCCTCTCGCAAGGAGTGGAGCGAGCGAACGAGCTCTACAAGGAGCAACTTGACGCAATCAAGAAGACTCGCGATGAGCAAGAGAAGCTGGTCGAGGATGATCGGAAGCGAATTGAATCGCTCCTTGAGACTTCGGACGCCGCCGGGAAAATCTCAAAAGACCTGTCGGTCGTGCAGCGCGAGATCACGCGGCTACAACAGGAAGCCGTAGATACGGCCGCAGGCGGTGACGGCACGGCGGACGCCAGGCTGCGAGAGCTTGAGGCGTTGCAGCTGAAGTTGACCGACCAGCTTGAGGCTGCGGCACAAGGCTTTGAGAATGGCTTCGGGGAAGCCTTCGCCAAGGTTGGAGACAACCTCCAAGAACTAGGCGCAAAAGCGGGCGAGTTCGGCGTGGCAGGAGATGCTGCGTTCAAGAAACTGCAAGAAGGCATTCAGGCGGCGCAGGATCAAGCACGTGACGGGATACTGAACAAGGAGGCGTTTGATCGTCAGGTAGAGCAACAGAAGCAGTTGTTCGACAAGGAACTCGACAACATCAAGAAAGCAGCCGACGAGCGAAAGAAGATCAACGAGTTTGTCGATAACACGCTCTTCGCAATTCGCTTCGGCGGCGATCAACAACGCGGCGAAGCGGCACAGCGTGCTATCGAGATTGAAAAGGAAATCATCCGCGTCCAAGGTGAAGTTCAGGCGGCACGTAGGGCAGGAGACGAACAGGCGCGAAACGCTGGCATTCTTCGCCTTGGTCAGTTGGATCAAGTGCTTGCCAAGGAGCAGTTCATCGCGAGTGGTCGCCAGAAACAAGAAGAGGAGCTCATCAAGGCAAGGGAAGAGTTTCTCAAGAAACAAAACGAGCAGCAGCAGAAGTTCGCTGAAGAGCAGCGCAAAGCTGCCGAGGCTGAGGCACGTCGCCAAGAAGATCGCATCCGCGAACTCAACACGCTCGGCGCTGGCGTCATCGAGGGCAGCGACATCCGCACGAGCGAAGGTGCGGCACTCTTCCTGCAACTCGCTGCCCAGCAGCAAGACCCGGCGCTCATCGAGGCACGGCTCCAGACGCGTCGCCTGACGGAGATTCGCCAGGCGGTCGTCGGTCTCGTCGAGGGTCTCACCGGCTTGCCCACCGTTCGCATCCCCGGAGCCCTCGGCTGATGGCTATCACGCACCACCGAGAGATGCCACGCGAGAACTCGTTCCGCCTCGGCGAAAGCCGGGAGCTCACGAGGCGTTTCGTCGTCACGCACGACGGGACGCCGCCGACCGGAGCCGAGTTGGCGAACGCGTTGCAGGTCGATCTCGGCGTGGTGCATCCCGAGTACACCGGCAATTACGTCCTCTCGATCGACTACCGCGAGAACTACGAAGAGTCGCAGTACCACGGCGAGGTCGTCGTCAAGTACGGCATCGCCGACACGACGCAACTCGCGGCACCGACACTGCGTCAGCCGATATGGTCGTTCACCACGCAGGGCACGACGGTGCCTGCGTTCTATTACTACGCCGGGAGCGGAAACAGCGACCTGCGTCCTCTGGTCAACTCGGCGAACGATTTTTTTAGTGGGCTTAGTGCAGAAGAAGCCCAATGCAAGGTTGTCATCAAACAGAACCTCGCGACGTTCCCGAATGCGTTGGCGATCGCACTCACGAACACGATCAACGCGTCGCCGTGGATCAACGGACCGGCGTATTGCTGGAAGTGCCAAGGCATCAGCGGTGAGCTCAAGTTCGAGGAGTACGGCAACGCCATCCACCGCTACTGGGAAGTGACGACCGAGCTCCTCTATCGCCAGACCGGCTGGGTGCTTCAGATCCCCGACGTGGGGTTCAATTTCCTCTCGGGCGGACAGAAGCGACGCGGCATGGTGTTCGACTTCGAGAACGCCGAGTGGGTTGCGTCGCCCGGCCCGGTCGGGCTCGACGGCAGCGGCAACCAGACGCTCGGCGCTCCAGCGATCCTTCAGCGTCGCGTGCATCGCGAGGTGAACTTCAACTCGTACTTCGGCTCGCCCCCTCCGTGAGATAAGCCATGCCAGACATTTC